ACATACTGTATCCCCCTTGTTTCTATACTCGGTTCTCTAGGTGATAAATACCTGCCCCTGTTCGCAATGACTTCTTCTCCTTTGAGACTGGAACTGCAGTTGGTGGCGAACACCCAAATTCCGTTGGTTGCTTTGACTGCCTTTGCTTCCTTTGCCATTTCCAATGTGGAATTCAATGGTTCGTTTATTGAGTTGAGCGACCAAGCGTTGAGTGTTATCCAATCAAGTCAAGCGGGAGGACCTCTTACTATGGCGGTGTCTCGTTGGAGTAATCTGGTGTATAATGCCCAGTTGCAGAATGCGGTGACCAATGTGAGTTGCCCTGTTCCCTTCAAGTATTCCAGCGTTCAGGCAATCATCAACACGATTCGTCAGCACGCCAGCGGTGTGACCACGTTTGATGCCTTTGGTTCCAATAACTTTAACATCAGTGAATATTGGTATCAGTTCGGTAGTGAGTCTCTCCCCACTCGTCACCCAGGAACAACCACGACTGGCACTCCCGACCATCAAACGATGTTTAACTATTATTGTTCCGCATTGGGTTCGCCTTACTCTCTAGATTACAATCCTCTTGTTTCTCTTTACACTTATGACACCATGGCGATTCCTGCCGCCACTACTGAAACTCCAAATACCACTGCGAACAACTTGACCTCTATTGCGGGTGCCTTTGGTATCGGGCAGGAATTGGTTTGCTTCCCGAGTGCTTCACAGGACACCATGTTTTCAGGCCGCAACACAAGTACCGAGGATATCTACCATAACTTGATATTCAATGCCAATGCCGCCGCCCCTGCGGTGAGACTGGACTACTATTGCTTACACCACGCAGTCATCATCTGTGAGAATGGTGCGGCCCAGATTCGATTTTAAACAACCAATATTCGTGATATACCCCCTTTGAGATTTCAACAAAACCAACGATTTTAAAAACAACAAAACCAACGAATATTCGTGATATACCCCCTTTGAGATTTCAACAAAACCAACGAAAATGGCGCCACTTAAAAGAACAACAAAACTGACAGCATAATCGAGCAACCACATTCCGCCCTTCGGGCGGGGGCGCATTTTGATATCCAAACGGTTTAACCTCGTTGATAGTTTAAACGAATTTAATTTAATTGACCGCATATATAGGTTTAACCTATTTAAACAATCAAATAAAATATTTTTATTGTTCGTTTAACCTGTTTAAACCTCTTTGTTTAACCGAATTATATATTATTGACGGTTTAAACAGGTTAAACCTCAATCGGTCATCAATAATTGGTTAAACCCCGCCCCGCCATTAAGGCGATTCCAATATATTATTATATCCAATTATAATAATATGATTAACGGACTAGGATACAAATTGGCAAACGTCCCCACTGTCACTGGATTGTCATCGGTTGTCGCCGATTCTATTATAAGTGGTTCTACTAACACAGGGCAACTTATTTTAAATGGAATTGATGTATCCACTACATTAACACAGGTGCCGATTAACACCAACAATATCACTTTGCTACAACAAGCAACAACTGGTATAACATATGACAACACCGGTGGTATTGATTTAACTACCATTTCAAACAATGTTACAACAGGTGCTAATTCAATCAAGACATCTTATGTTCCAATTGCAAATAATGATGTAGCAAATAAATTATATACGGACACTAAAATAGCAAACCTTGTTGCGTCTGCTCCAGCGACCTTGGATACATTAAATGAATTGGCAGTGGCGTTGGGTAATGATCCCAATTACGCAACAAGCACAGCAACACTAATTGGTGGGAAAGCATCACTGACAGCAAACCAAACCATCTCAGGAATTAATACTTTATCAAATACGTCCAACGTGTATTACGGTGATGGTAGTCATTTGACAGGGGTTAGTTCTACTCTACCAGCGAATGCACTTACAACAAATACAGCACAAACTATTACATCAACTGGTTCGAAAACATTTGAAAATTGTGCGATTGTTATGAGCGATGGTGGAGCGGGTGGTGCTGGATTATTAACAACAACATTGAAGCAATCTCCCTTGAGTAATATGTTTGAATTAACTCAAAATGCGAACAACAATGGGTTCATCTTTTATGACTCGGTTGGTGCAAATACCATCATAGAAGGTGGGACTGTATATGCTAAAAATCTGACTATCGCAGATGCTTCAAATCCAACAAAATTTATCCAACACACAATGACAGCAAACGCTTATTTAATTGATAATCCAAATACATCAGGAACAATCGCTTTAAAAGTCAAAGACTCAGTTGGGAATTATACATTTCAACCTGCTTTTACACTTGATTCAAATGCTCTTACATTGGGACTAAAACTCAAAATGTATAATCAAGATATGACATCAACCATCGATGGAACTCTATACCGAAATTTGAACGTCCAAACATCATCGATTTATAATAGTAAAGCAACACTCATTGGATTTATACCAACTGGCATTTTAAATGTTCTTGTTTTAACTACATCATACGTGTCTTATCAAAATATTCAAATACAAGGAGACCAAATTAAGGGACCTACTTCAAACAATTTATATATAGTATCAACTGCAATGAGATATAATGGATTAAGCGTATCAAATACAGTCAATACAACAACCGTATTTATCAACGGCACCGTTGCTTGGCCCATCGGGACTCATTTTACAACAACTGCGAATTATATAGGACATTATATAACTGCTATTTTGGGTGGTGGAAATTATACAGTTGCGCCCCCACTAGCGGGATTAAATGCACTACACGCTGAGAGTATTCAATGGTTGCCTTTAAACCGCTCATATGCAAATGCGACGACATCTGGAAACATCTACTTTGATACAACTACCGGCATTGATTTTAAACACGAAAATACGAATTTGGGAACTACTTGGAAAAGTATGGTCTTGGATGAGAATCAAATAACGGCGTGGAAACCAATCGTTCAACAGGATTATTTGTATGGTCGAGTTGATGGCGTGGCATTCAATTTGGGTTTAAATGGAAATTATCCAATTGGATATAGTTTTACTTATGTATCATCCACACCACCAGGAATAACATTTACCACTGGAGTATCAGCAAATTACACAACAACGTCAATTCCTATTGGTGTATGGATGGTTAATGGTGGAGCAGTCATTACACGTGGAACAGGGACGTTTGCTGTTACAAGTTATACGCAAATTGTAGCAACTATTGCAACTGGCACTGGGGTTATAAGAACTCTTGCGATGGTTACACCTATACCAAATGGTTATACTGGTTTTCAATTAGTTGCACCAATGTCAGGTATTACGCTTACGTGTCAAACCGTTTGCACTGTAAATTTTGCAAATGTTTCTTCAATGACGGTTGGGACGGCAACACGATATAATAATTTTACATTCACAAAAATCGCGTAATTAAAATATAATCGCTAGCATAAGAATATAGCAATACTTGATGATAAGTGCTTTGATTATAATTTTAACCTGCTCGACAAGTTGCTCTGAATGCTCGGCCCAAATATCTCGAAAAAAAATACACATACATTCTTGATTCGTTGCTTATTACGTCTCCATAATGTAGTCTTAATAATCTTGTCAAACACTAGTTCAAGCACCATCTCAACCAGTGCGGAATCGCCATTGAAAAACGTATGACATACATCAACTACAATCTCACGTTTGATGTCGCCTTGCATCGGTTTATTGAAGATGTCCTCTACAACTTGCGCTACAAATAGAACCACTGAATGATTCAGTTGTAATTCCTTTGTATCAAAAATGGAGAATGCTTTACGCAGTTCATCTACTGTATCTGCCTTCAATTTTCTCATCTTTAATGATTTACGTTTATGGGTGTATCCCTTGATTCCAGTTAAATCCAATTTTGTCGCTACAGGGACAGGGACAGGAACAGGAATAGGTTCATCAACCTTTAAACATACATTGGGCGGTTGAACGACAGAAATGTTATTCATTGTATGACATAGCACTATATTTTAAAATAATATTATGCTATTATATCAAATGGATTTCAACCTTAAGAAGAACCACTTTATTTTGAAAACAAGTGATATATTAAATTCAAACACTCTTGTTAATTTTCCAGTTTCCAATGCAAAGGGTTCTATTAATGCCACCAGAACTTCTATCACTTGGAATGCTATTTCTATAAAAGACATCTTACAAGATATGTATATGGATTATGATTTATTCAACATCTCTTTAACATTTGTAGGGAATCCAATTGGCACAACTGCTTATGGTGCTAGTCTCAATGATAAAGTTATTCATTTTGGAATGACTGGACTAGATTGGGTTTTTACAAATTACAATTGTGCGACTAGGAATACAAGCAGGGAGAGTATGATTAGTGCTTATACTTTTATTCAAGGTTCCGCAAATTTGAGTTTCGTTCAAAATCCAACTTTAACATTCAGGAAATGTAATACCACTGATATTACCATTAATTTATATACTGTAATGGGAACATTACCTATTATGAATGCAAATACCATTTATCCTCAAATGTCTTTTAATTTTGTAATTACACCTGTTGTTTAACAACCAATATTTTTTTATACCAACCTAATATATCAATGCAATACATTACTCCAAAAGCATCTTTCGCATTAAAGGCAAACGACATCTCTTTAAGTGATACTTTTGCAAATTATCCCATTACAAATACTGTTGGAACAATAAATGATACTCGCACTGTTATCACTTGGTATTCTGTTAATTTTGAAGATATTTTGGGAGACCTCTATAAAGATTATGATTTATTCAACTTAAGGGTAAGATACATTTCATACACTACCACTGCCCTATATGGTGTCACTACAAACGATAGAAGCATCGTTTTTAAAATGGATGGGTTGAACTGGTATAATTCAACTTATGATATATCCAAACGATGCAATTCTGGAAGTTCAAATATTGCTGGACTGACTTATTTACAAAATGTATCCGGTATAACCAATTATGATGATACATTTATTTCAACAATAAGAAAACAGAAAACCGCTGATATTACAATCTCCTTTTTGAATGCTGACTTGGTTCCCCCCGCTATGAATGCTTTAACTCAATTTCCACGAACCTCGTTCTACTTTGATTTAACCCCTATCAATTTAAATCCTAGTCCAACTATTTCATTGTCAAGCACCAAATGCTCTGTCCTATCTACCTATTATCTTGCCTACACAAGCACTACTACTAATATTGATATGTATCAAGTGTTGGGACCCGAGAATTTCAAACTGGGCGACAAATATAACCTCGTTATGAAATTCATTCAATGTGCGTCATCTGCTGTCAATCTTCTTAAAGCAGGTGTTTTTAATGTGTCTTCTTCCGGTATGCGATTCCAAAATTACGAGACTGCCATTGGTAAAGTTGGAGGGAACAAAATGCAGGCGTTGTCTTACAACATATTTCACGGAATCAATGCCATTGCAGGCAATACGGCACAAGCAAAGAATTTAACATCTGGAATTATGACCTTTACTCTAGAGGCACAAATTTGTTCTTTTACTCTTTTGTTTCAAAATTTATTTGATAATACAGAATACATAACGGGGTTAAGCAACACATACATTTTGTTTGATATTTACAAATGTTAGGGGGCGTTGCCGCCCCCTACGCGAGTGGTAAAAGTATAGTTTAACCAAAATTATTATGTTTAACCAATATATATGGACGCCATTATTGCAAAAGTTAAACACAATAGACCTCATCTATCCGCCGGTTCTATTAAGACATATAAATCCATTCTTAAAAATGTGTATGACCGATGCTATAACGACACGGATTACGAGTATGAGAAATTCGATGATTCAAAACGCATCTTGGCACACTTAAAGGAAATCCCATTTAACAAACGCAAAACAGTCTTGGCGGGACTCTCCGTGCTGACGGCGAATCCAGATTATACAAAAGTGATGATGGATGATATACACGAATACAACGCAGTTCAGTTGAAACAAGAGAAGACCCCCGCTCAAGAAGAAGGAATGATTGAACCCACCGAAGTAGAATCCATTTTTGCAACCCTTGAAACAAACGCAAAACATTCTCTTAAAAAACAACATCTGTCTCCCGCTGATTTAAATGATGTAATGAGATGGGTTCTACTTGCACTCACCGGCGGAATATTTCAAGCACCAAGGCGTTCCATTGATTTCGGGAATATGAAGTGGCGAAATATGGATAAAGCGGTTGATAATTATGTTGATATTAAAGCAGGTAAATTTGTATTCCAGAATTACAAAACGGCGAAATCATATGGTTCGCAAGAATGTGAAATTACAAAACCATTGAAAGTCATCTTAAACAAATGGTTCAAGGTTATTCCGGAAGGTTGTGATTATGTGCTATTTGATGGTAAAATGCAACCACTGACATCGCCCCAAATGACTCATCGATTGAATGAGATTTTTGGCAGGAAGATTTCAACCAGTATGCTTCGCCATATATTCCTCACCAAGAAATTTGGCGACATTGATTTAAGCGAATTGCAGAAGACGGCAACGGCAATGGGTAATTCGTCAATGCAAGCGTTGCTCTATGTCAAGAAGTAATCCACTTTAACATTCGGCGTTCCGCCTCATTCCAAAGTGGAGCAAATAGAACGTAGTTTGGGGTTAAAGGGGCAACGCCCCTTATTTGTTAGATTTTTCAATTTAATAAATATATAGATTTGGTTATACCTTTTTTAAAGGTATATTGTATGAGTATAATTGAAATAGACGCACACCTTAAGAAGATGCCTCCCATTAAAGAAGCAATGAATATCTTCCTTGATGGGATTAACCGCAACCTACCCTGTCGCAACGGATTTGTCTGGGCTATTTCAGGTTCGGGTGGTTCGGGCAAATCATCTATGCTCTTAAACTTTTTCAAGTCCGCAGAATACTATCGGGGCAAATTTGATAATGTGTATGTATTTACCCCATTGACTTCTTTCTTGTCAGTTCATAAGCACCCATTCGAGAAACACGATAAAGTGTTCCACGATATAGATGAAGACATTTTGGAAGACATTGAGAATGAACTCCTATCAATTAAAGAGGAATGTTTGTCGCTTGACTGTGCGATGGAAAACTCACTCATCATCATCGATGATATGGGAGGTTCATTAAAAGACAAACATCTAGTTAAGGCATTAAACAAGATGATTTTGAAAACCCGTCATATCAATTGCTCTTGGGTATTTACACTTCAGTCCTATCTTATGCTCCCAAAGATATTGCGAAAACAAATGAATTACATTACGGTATTTAAACCAAAGAATACGGAAGAGTGGGTGTCTGTTGCCAAAGAGGTATTTCAAATTGCCAAAGATAAACAACAAGAGTTATATGCATATTGTTTTACAGAACCATACCAACATCTAGACATTGACCTTTTTTCTGGGAAGATGTATAAGAATTTTAATCAATTAACAATTTTGTAATTTTTTTTGAAAGTGTATTATATGCCCTCAAAGAAAGAGAAAAAGACCAAGAAGACCAAGAAGCTCACCAATGAAGAAATTTTGAAACTTATCAAAAAACTCAAACCAAAGAATTCCCAATCAGTTCGAATCCATATAGGCGACAAGGGGGCGAAACAAATTGGAAATCAACGCGGTAGTATTGCACCATATAACCCGCCATCCAATGCAGTTATTTTTACTCACGCTTACGCTCCACCTGTCCCACCATCTGTTCCATCTGTTCCATCGGCACCTCTCCCACCTGCACCCCTTGCACCTGTCCCGACTTTCAATAAACCTCGAATATTAACTGGACCTACCAATGCACCTCGAAGATTATATGAAGTCCCCGCACCTCGAAGATTAGTTGAACCTGCATCTACATCTCGAAGATTATACGAACAAGAAGACCCATTTAAATCAAGTGCCTTGTCTGCAAAAATTGCGAAACAGTTTGGTAAATATCCTTCTGGAAGAGAGTCATTGCAAGAAGAAGAATATACATATACAAAACCAGAAACCTTTAAGGCGCCCCCCTTTCAAAAATCGAGTGATTTGGCGAGTCAAGTAGATTATGAAAAACCAATGGTATTCAATGACCCCTATTACAGTAGTGCTATTCAAACATTCGGCGATACAGACCAAGCGGGGACGAGAAGTGCTTTCAATATGAGTAGCGATACTTGGACGCTTACACCCGAAGGAGATGAACCACCTCTAGAACCACCCGAACCAGTTATATCTACCGCTGAAATTAAAAAGGTTTTTGAAGAGGCGGCCGCCCAGTTCGACCAACCTGCAGAAGAAGAACTATTAATGCCTCCTCCTCCTCCACTTGAACCTGTTAAATTAACCGGTAAATACGTCATTACCAAAACGGCGGAAGGAAGACCCACCTCGAATGCATCGATGATTGCGGAAATCAACACGGCGATTGTGAAGGGATTGTTTGACCCAAAGACATATATCTCACCTAGCAACACATACCAGACTGGGAAGAACAAGGGACAAATAAGGAACAATGTAACAACGAGTCAATTGATAGAAATGTATGATGTGGTTCGACCTTTATAACTAGGGGACAACGCCCCCTATGACCCCACCCATTGCTATTTTGCTACACTTAACACTTTTACCACTCGCGTTGCTCGTTCCAAAAGTGTAGCAAAATGAACCTAGTTTGGTTATACCTTTTTCAAAGGTATATATATGACCGATGCTATTATCTCATTCCTTGAACCATCTACTATTATCAATTTTGAAAAGTGTTCCTTTCCTCATAGAATTCGCCTGTTCTTTGCAAACGGAAAGCATATGGATATTGGATGGAAGACTGAAACTTATTATTACATTGATGCTAATAAGGACCGTCGCTCTGCTTACTATAATAGCATTGGAATCAATGAATGGACGAAATTATACACTCGATCGCCGTGCCGTTTCTTATTTGAATCGATTCTATTAAACGGTAAATATGAGAAAATTGTGGATAATGTGAATCTATATAATTTTTCAATCCAAACACTTTTATAAAAAGTGTGGCAAAATCCCAAACATTAAGGAATAAGTTTTAGTTGCGATTAGTTTATTTGCGGATTTTATTATATTTATAGAATGTATAATATGAACCATCTCCAACAAATCGTAGAACCCCTTGTCAAGTATTACTTCTATCGCATTCATTGCAAAGACGTTGATGTTGATGACTGCTATATTGGACGCACTACTCGGTTTGAAGCACGTATCTCGCAACACAAGATGCTGTCGAATGATAGCGATTTAAAGCTGTATCGCTGTATCTCACAGAACGGCGGGTTTAGCAACTGGATTTGTGAATGTATTCATACCGAGATTTGCACGGACACCGCCGCCTCCTTCATCGAACATTCTCTTTTCAAATGTTTTGAACCATCGCTGAATACACGTGTGCCTAGAGTAAAGTTAAACGTCTTTAAGTCTCCAAAAATAGATTTAAATCGGGTTGCTTGTCAATCTCATTACGCCATTAAGACCACCTGCGAATGTGGTTGGATTGGTTCCAAGATGTCTCTCGCACATCACCTGAAAAGCAAGAAGCACCACCTTTTTTTGGAAGCAAAGGATTTACATCAGTTCGTGTTTGGCGAAATGATTGTGTTGGATGATACATCTGCCCTTGAAGAGATTGTTTGCAAGAATTGTAAATGTCATTCTATTTAATAAGGGGCGATGCCCCTTTAAAATCACTTTGTTAGTTTTACTTAAATCTAACAAATCTAACAAATGTATATGTATGAAGGAATGTATGAAGACGGTATTGTATCCCTGTGTCTATCCTGTCATCCGTGCCTCGCAACAATTTACTATGAAATATATTTGATTGTTGGTTATTTATAAAAATCTAACAAATCTAACAAATTTATAAACGGAATTATTAAGGAAAATCTATTTAAACTTAATCTCATATACATATAAAGAGATGTATAATAAAGTTGCAATTTACAAATTTAAAGAGAATCACCCTGAAGAATACTCAAGTATGACAACCAAAGCGTCTAGCAAATGGAAACACAAAAACTACGAAATGGTAAAAGAATATGACCGCCATAGAAAATCTCCATTTATGATGGAATGGAGAACATTAAGGAATATTGCTTTGTTTTAATTAAAATTAAATTAATTTAATTAAAACAAATGATTTAAATAATAATCT